TTCATAAGGTGTTCATAAATTGGTGTAGGATATGCTCCAGGAGCACTAGGTTGAGCTACCATATCTACTGTGATAATCTCAAAATCCGATACTTCACCGGATCCGTCATCTCTGACGTTTCCGGATCCGCGACTTGAAACACCTAACTTGACTCCGCTTTCCAGCATTGTCTTGATTAGTTGTCCCATTGGTGTTGGAAGTATTTTCAACTTCCCGTAACCGTTAGGACCGTCCATCCACATATTTGTAATCATGTGTGATACACGGTCCAGGTTAATTTTTAGATCATCTGGATGATCCACTTCTCCGAGAACTGAATAACCGTTCTGAATCTGATCGTTAAGGGTCTTAACAGCCTTGCCAATCTCATTAACAGGGTAAACACGCTGGTTAGCGTTACGTATACCGCCCTGGATGCAAATCCCAGACATGTATAAGTTTTTCCCATCTTTGTCATCAGATTCAACGATCATTTTTGCTTCGTTGAAACTGAGATTCTCTCGGAGGTATAACATATTTTTCAATGTCTTTATCTATTAACGAATCTTTCCGCCGATAAGACTTTTCTTATCAACGTTACTTTCGCCTTTGCCTTTCTTCTCAGCACCATGACCTGGTTCTGTTTTCTTAAAAGCAGTTTTACCAGCATTGGCTTTTGGGCTGTTCATAACATCACCAATCAATGGTTTTGTTGTTGGAGCTGCCAAGCCACCTTGTGTGCCGCCTTTTTCTGTTGAAAAACTTTGTGCAATGTTCTTTGCAGAACCGCCCATGTCGTTTCTCATGTTGTCAATAGTTGACTTGGTGTTTTGACCGTTGTCACCATGGCTAACAGATACTTTCTTGTAGTATTCCATCATTGGCATACCTTCGTCTTCCATGCCGCCTTCAATGTCATGCATTGGCATGCCAGCACCGTGGATTCCTGGCTCGTTTTCTTCTTCGTGTTCTTCGCCTTTTAGCAACATTTCAAATTCTGCTTTTAGGTCTTCCAATGCATCTTCTAGATCCATTACGCGATCTTCCATGTCTTCGCCGCCTTCTTCATCACCGCCGAATTCATCTGCATCATCTTCTTCACCGTCATCTTCACCGCCGAATTCATCTTCTTCGCTGTCGTCAGACTCTTCTTCGGCACCTTCTTCTTCGGCACCTTCTTCTTCCATGTCTTCTTCCATGCCTTCTTCTTCGGCACCTTCTTCTTCCATACTTTCAGCTTGATGGTGGCCGCCAGCGGCACGATTAGCTTCTTCTGGGCTGAAGTCTTCAGCTAATAATTCTTCGTAGATTTCACGAGATTTTCCAACTACGATATTATGGAAAATTTCTTTTGCTGCTTCTTGATCATCGTTGATCAAAGCTTCAAGCATAGCTTCAAATTGTGCGCGGTCAGTCATGTTGATTCTCCTGTGATTATAGTTACAAGGCTGTTTATTATTTACACTATTATTACGAAATTAGTGTATTATAGGCAAAAAACGACTGATTATGGTCGTTTTTTCTAATTATGCTGCCGGAGCAGGAGGAGTTGCATACATTGAATGTATAAATTCTAACTCGTTTTCTTGTTCCAGTATATGTGCTTCAGTACTTTTTCTGAGCTCGTTAATTTGTCGTAGTGTTAGTCTTGTTTTACGAGTATCATCTCTGTGCAACATAGTATCATCGCGTTTAGGCTCGTAACGCAAATCGTTTGCCACATGTCGTGTGTCGGGATCGATATAAAACAATTCTCTTAAAATCATATTTTATTTATGCGGCAGGAGGTGTTGCCGCACCAGCTTGACCTGCCGGAGGAGCAGCTCCAGTATCACCGTTTTCGCCAGATTCTGGTTGCATGTCTTCAGGAGCTGTTAAATCGCCTGCAGCGTCTAAATCACCACTAATCCCACTAGAGCTTAGACCTGCACTACGCAATTCACCTGCTGCATCGGTAGTAGTTGGCTGTCCTTTACCATTTTCTTCTGCCCAGAAGCGTTCGTTTTCAGCCACTTCCTCGTCTGTTAAACCTAAGAATCGTTTAAGAGCAAAACGCTTGCTCATGAAAGGAACTTGTTGAATAGTATTAAATGTATTAATACGCTCGGCATCTATACTAGCTTGACGACTGCTAGCAAAGTTCATAGGAGGATTAAAATTCAATTCAAATAAACTTGAATCAATATTCAATCCTTTACCGTGCAAGTACATTTTGAATTCTTCATCAAATACACTGGTTATTAGACTTTGAAGTCTTTCACAGTACTTATTAAAGCGTAATTCTTGAATATAAGCAGTACCTACACGACCGTCATTAAAATTACTTTGACTATCATCTTGGCCTGTTGGCAAATAGCTGCTAGGAATACGCAATCCTCGGAATAGTTTGTTGGTAAAATACTTTAAATCATCAATTTCACCAATGTTCTTACCACCTTCAAGCATGGTAACATCCGAACCTTTGCCATCTGCTGTTTTAGGAAAGAAATAATCTTCATTGATCGACAAAGGATTATAAGCACTGTCTATGACATTTTGCCCACCACCAGTTTGTGACGGAATACGACGTTGGTGAATTTCGTTCTTAACACGCTCGACAAACGCCATGGCTAAATGACTAGGCATGTTGCCCACATCTATATGGAAAACACGGCGTTCAGGAGCTCTTTGAATACGATAAATTAGAATAGCATCTTCTAATAATTCTTTTTGTTTATATACTTTATAGATATTTTCTAGTAGACTATTACCAAAAGGATAGTTGTTATCTAACCCTTCACTTAAACTTAAATGCACAATATGTTCACAATTAATAGCATTTTCAGTTTGCTGTAGACCAAATCTATTACTTGAACTGCTACTAGTACCAGTGCCTTTACCGCCTTGGCTTTGCCCAGTAAATCCGCTAGTAGGTGTGCTTCCTCCGCCACTCATTCTAGGATTAATATTAGGAGTAATTTGTGTTGCAACTAGATTTACAAAATTAGGTGCCAGGTCTTTAACTACATATTGCTCAGGCGTTTTACCTTCGCTTTCATTAACAATAACTTTAATAATTTGACTAGGATCAAGATAATTCCATTTTTGATTTTCAGGATCTCTGATAAAAAAACTATCTCCGTATTTGAATGTATTACGAACAATACGAAATATACGAGTATCAAATTTTTGCAGTGTGTTCCATTGCTGTAGATATTCGCCTAGAATTTTAATTTCAGCATTTGTGGCTTTCTGGCGCCATTTAACTGCAAATGGGCTTTTTGAATCTTTAAGTTTTTGTGTACAAAATTCAGCTAGAATATCTAAGGCAGCATTAACTTCTGGATCACTGTCCATTACTTCATATTGCTGATAACGCTCGGTACGGTTAGGGCTTCCGCTATAAACATCTGGAAGATAGCTACTATAATTACTTCTTGCTGGTCCTGGACGATTGCCGTTGTTAAGTCCGCTAATAGTGCTTAACTGTCCGCTGACTTCTACAGGGCTAAAGTACTTTTTCCATGTCATGTTGTAATCCTTAGTATGCTCTTCCGCTAGCTTTTGCTGTTGTTTTAGCCGTTTTGTTGCTAGCATCAGCAGTTGCAGAACTATGTTTAATTAATTCTACCATATGTCTATTTAACATGATTAGCTGATCGTTTAAATCTTTCAATGTAGGCTCTGCTGATTTTGGTTTAGCAGCTTCTGTACTTGTTGCAGATTTGCTACCGGCTGCATCTGCTTTAGCTTTAGCTTCTGCGTCTTGTTTAGCTTTAGTTTCCGCTTCTGTGTCTTTCTTTGGTGCTGCATCACTAGTCTTAGGCGCACCACCAGTTGCTGTAGTCTTTGGTGCGGCATCACTAGTCTTAGCAGCTTCTGTTTTTTGTTGTTCTTTTACTTTTGCCCATTCTTCATCGGATAACTTGTTAATAACTTTAGGATGAAATAGGCCGCCGCCAGGTTCACCCTTACCTGTTTTTGCTCCACCAATTTTGTCAAATCCGCTGGTTAACTTAGCAGCTTGTTCGGATACATAACCCACTTCGCCAGGTTTCTTTTCTGCTTCTTTGAGTTTGGCTTCTTCCACTTTCTTGGTTGCATCTGTTTCTGGTTTTTTCTCTTCAGTGGTTTTGGGTTTGGCTTCTTCCACTTTCTTAGCACCTGGTATATTCAGCGAAGCACCGGCAGCAATCTTGTTAGGGTCTTTAATGTTAGGGTTAGCTTTCATTATGTCTTGAACTGATATGCCAGCTTCTTTGGCTATCTTGCTCAGTGTTTCACCTGCTTTGATAGTATGACTTTCTACTGCTTTTGTAGTTGCTTCTGTTTTATTTGCGGCAGGTGCGCTAGGTTTACCTTGATTAGCATCTGTTTTTTGTAAAAGTAGTTTTGCAGCTTCTTGTTGTTCTTTGTTGCCCGTCAAGGCCAGCTGCTGGAACTCACGGTCTTGCGTGCGTTTTTCAATAGCAGATTGTGCTTCATCCATTTGTAATTTGGCTTTGGCTTTTTCATCAGCAGTTGTTGCAGACTGCATGGCGGAAACAGCATCTCTGAATTTGTTTGCAACCTCTGGCCCCATCATTTGCATAGCGGCTTGGCCTTGTTTACTGCTAGGATCAACTTCTTGGCCATTCACAGTCATCTTGCCGCCGCTGGCCATCATCTTGCTCATGTCAGGCATCATGCCGCCCATGACCTGATTCATTTTGGCTTTGGCTTCTTCCAATTTACCTAGTGCTGCTTTGCCTTCTGCACTGTTAGGATCTACGACTTTGCCATTGATTGTTAGCGTTTCGTTGACATTTTCTCTAGTTTTGGCTAGTGCAGTGGTTTGTATATTTTCCTGATCTTGAGCACTGTCTTTGGCCAGTTGAGTAGCTCTAAATGCAGCAATTTCTTTGGCATTTGCTTCTTCGTTTGCTGCAATTTTAGCGGAGAATGCTTTTTCTTCATCAGCTTTTTCTAAAACTTTTTGCGCATCTCTAGCAATATCCATGCGTTTTGCACTGGCATTCATTTCGGCAGTAAGAGATGCATATTGAGCCTTCTCTGATTCGGTCATCTCACGATTTTCAAGTTCAGCTTTTTCTTCTATAGCATCTCTAGCTTTGGCAGTAGCTATATTAACTGCTTGTGCACTGGCTTCTTCTTCTGCCAATGATTGTTTCTTTTTCTCGCTATCTTCTTTGCTCATATCAAAGAATTCAGCAAACATTTTCTTCTGCCCTTCTGAGTATCCTATCTGAGATTGAGCTGCAAACACAGCCTGGGCAGTTGTAATATTTTTCTTGGCCTCTTCACTTTTCACAGTTTCAGCCACTTCTGATTTTTTTGCATCGATAGCTTTGGCAGCGCCTTCTTGTGCAATTTGTTTTTTGATATTTTCAAAATTGCTCAAAGTCTCAAATCTTGTCTTTTCTTCTTCTAGACCTTTCTGATTAATTGCAATAGCCTGTTCTTGACGACCAATCCTGTTTTGTTCAAGTGTTGTTAACTCCCTACCTTGATCAGCAGCTTTTTTCCTAATGGAAGAAATAGTTTCTTCATGCTCTGCTATCAAACCAGCATGTTCTTTCATTCCGCGTTTGGCTGCATTGGCAAACATTGCCACAGATTCACTACTCGAATTTTTAAATTCATCAACTATTTTTTTCTGATCATCGCTGACCTTAGCAGGTGCTTCTGGTGCAACTTTTGCAGCTGGTTCAGTTTTTGCTCCAGTAGCCGCTGGCACTGTACTAATTTCAGCTGCTGTATCAGCTGCTGAAGGTGCTTTACTACCATCGCTTAGTTGTTTACCCATGCCTTTAGTAGCTTCTGGGCTTAGTACTGTTTCACCTTTATGAATTTTAACAATAGCATCTTGAGGTTCAACAGCACTACCAGTTTTGGCCAATGTTCCGCCATCTCGTCCAGGAGCTTCTGTAGGTTGATAATCTTTAGGTAAACTACTAGTACCTTTAGTTTTAGTCGGTCCGCTAGCAGCTCCTGGTCCAGATATGGCTGAACTTATTTGATCGCCTATTTTTTTATAATCATAGTTGGCAGTTGCTTTGTCTATAGCGCCTGCACCTGTGCCTGCTCCACCGCTTATTTTGTTCATAGCAGCGTTCATAGCTTGAATGTAACCGGGTGTTTTTACTATATCAGTGTTGAGTTTTTCAAAATTTCTAGCTACTCCGCCAGCAGACACAGCGGCTGCTTGATTAGCTTTGTTAAGATCCTGAGCAAGTTGTTGCCCTTTATCTTGTATCTCGTTTCCGTCTTTGTCTAATTTTCTCTTGCCTTCAGCATCAACCTCCATGCCGTCTTGCGTAGCGCGAGCCGCATCTCTACTGTCTTTGATAGCTTTAAGAGCGTCTCCGCCGTTACGATTCATCTCACCTTGTATAGACCCAAACTCTTTATATCCTGCAACTAGTTGTCTAGTTGCCGCTTTTTGTTCGTCTGTACCACTTAGCATCTGGGTCCTGAAACCATTGCTAGCTATCTGATTTTGCATGGCCGCTTGTGCTTCGTCCATTTTAGCTCTAGCCAATTGTTTATCTGCATCAGTTCTTGCATTTAACATCAAATTGTTGGCTTCTTTGAACTTATTAAATGCTTCAGGACCCATGGCCTGCATCATGGCCATACCTTCTTTAGTTCTTATTCCACCATTAGCTAGCTCAGTTACCATACTTTGAACACCAGGACCCATTTTCTGGGTAGTTGCCTGCAGTTCATCAAATCCTTTTTTCTGAGCTGCTGTCATGTTCAGCGTTGCAATTATAGCTTCAGGTTTAGACTCTTCTGCCTTGATGCTTTTTGCAATTGCGTCTCTGCTTTGTCCAGTTAGTTTAGATGTTTCATCTAAACTCATGGCCAGGTCAACAGCTGATTTTGCTATGGCTGCTTGTCCGGCTTTAGTATTGGCATTGTTTCTAAAATCATTTTGAGTAGCTAGAGCTGTAATCTCAGCTTGTTCTTCGGCACTAATACCCATTTTATTAAGTGCATCACCGGTTTCAACAATATTCTTTTGAATTTTGCTGAAATTTACTGCGCTTTGCTGTGCCGTAATACCCAGAGAATTGATACCACCATCTGCTCGTTTAATTACTTCAGTAAACTGTTGTGTAGTCAAGCCAGCATCGCCTGCCATGCGCACAAACAAACCAATGTTATTTCCGCCTATGCCTAGTTCAGCACTGGCTTTGTCTAGATTGTCTTTTTGTTTTAATAGTGCACCACCAAACTCACCTAGTGCGCCGGAGAATGTGCTTAAACCGACTTTGTTTAAGCCTGATGTTAAAAGATTTAAACCAGCATGCGCAGCATCTGTGCCTTGTGTAAGCCTAACAAAACCCATACTAGCGCCAGCGGCGGTAGTTGTTAGTTGATCAAAACTTTTTGCCAATCCGCTAGTGTTGACGCTTGGACTAGCACCGCTACCACTAGCTGGTCCGCTATTTCCGCCTGCGCCTACTAATGCTTTAAGTTGTGCAAGCGTGA